AAGTGGTAGGAGTAAATTAAGAATATCTGTACTTACTGGATTTTCTGGAAATCCACAGGTTCAGCAAGTAAGATTTGTATAAAGGATAGACTATGACTTTTAAAGAATGGTATGAATCTAAGGAATTAGATCGCCGAGTCGATAATGATTACACAGAGCAAGATATTGAAGCCGCATGGAATGCTGGCATCACCGAAGCCTTAAGAAGGTTGGAGGCGAAGCTTTGAATTTAAACGAATTAATAATAGCGGCGCAGAACCAAGCAGATGAAGTCTTAGACAAGCCAGACTTGTTGTGGAGCGAGGCTGAATGGACTGAGTACGCTAACGATGCAGAAAACGAAACATGTATTCGTGCTAACCTTTTAATAGACAAGACCACGGCATTGACCAGTATTGCGGTTATTTCCGGTACGGCTACTTACAGCATAGACGAAAAAATTCTTTTTATAAAGCGTGCTAAGTTGTTAAGCGGTACCGAACCGTTGGTCAAAACATCCCGAAGGGTTTTGGATGCTGTTTATCCAAGCTGGGAAGTAGACTCAGGAGTGGTAAGGAGTTGGCTCCCAGATGGCACTAATACGATCAGGTTGTATAAAACCCCGGTTGCAGACGATACACTTTCGTTCATGGTGTCAAGGCTACCACTCGCCGCCATGGCACTTGCGGAGAAGCTTATAGTGTCTCCGGAAATAGACACACAATACCACTTAGGGCTTGTTGACTGGATGCTGCATAGGGCTTATTCGAAGCAGGACTCTCAAACATTAGACCTTGGCAAGGCAAAAGAACATTTGGCAAGATTTACTAAACGCTTCGGAGAAAGACCTCCGGCGTCGATAATAAATACTTAATGCGGTGTGGAGAAGTGGTCATCTTGCCAGCCTCATAAGCTGGATATCGCAGGTTCGAATCCTGCCACCGCTTCCAATTATATGGCATTTAAAGACCCGGAGAAGCAACGGAAATATCGTAAAGACTGGTATGAAAGGAAGCTTATTTCCGACCCGTCCTATGCTGGAAAAATAAGGGAATGGCATAGAAATAGATATAAGACTGACACTGAATTTAGGGAGGCATCTCTCAAGCGGTCAGAAATTAGGCGATTAGTGTATGCCTCTACTGCGAAAGCACTTATATCTGAGTTCAGAAAAGACGGATGCTTTGGGTGTGGAGAGAAAGACTTTGAAGTTTTATGTGCCCACCACAGAGACCCAAAACAAAAAAAGTTTAATATAAACAAAGTAACTGGCGGTAGGTATTCGAAGAACACAATTATTCTGGAATTAAAAAAATGCGACTGTCTCTGCCTGAATTGTCACGCTAAACTGCACGCCCGGCTTAGGAGGGAACAAAATGGTAGATAGGAATTTCGAACCCGACAAGATATGTAATATCTGTAATAATCCTTTCAAGCCATCAAATGGTGGTTCAGAGATAAGTATAAGCGGCGTAGATGCCACTATTTGCGGTCAGTGCTACGAAGGCATGGCAGAAATAATAGCAGGAGACGAACCGCACGTAACGGTTGATTGCCCTAAATGTGACCATGAAATAGGGCTGAGAATTGAGGTAATTGATGACACGTAATTTGGAAGTAAGTTCCGGAACCATCGAGATAGGAACGGTTTCGGGCATAAATAACGTAACAGACTCCACGAAGCTTGAATCACACCAGCTCGTATATGCTTACAATATAGACATATCCGACAAGGGAAAACCTTCTCGTAGAAGCGGTAATACAAAAAAAGTATCGCCTTCCGGTGTTATACACAGTATGTTCGGAGATGGTAAGATGTGCTTCTATGTTGAAACCGGAGTCCTTAAAAGACTACACGAAGACTATACAAGTACGGTACTGCGGACAAATGTAGCTAATTACCACATGAGCTATGTAGAGGTAAACGATAAGTACTACTATTCAAACCCATCCGTAATAGGGTATATTGAAAATGGCGAGAATAATTTATTTGCCAGCCCTACGGAAGAACACAGATACAAGCCACCGGCAGGCCAGCACATAGAGTATTATAACGGCAGGCTTTATATTGCAAGGAATGAAACTATCTGGTACACCGACGTAAACTACTTCAACCAAGTAGACAAGCGGTATAATTTCCTTAAGTTCGAAAACGAAATAACCATGCTCAAAGCTGTAGACGATGGTCTCTGGGTTTGCGTAGGTGACATAAACAGGCAGACCACGTATTTTATACAAGGAGCTGTCAGGGAAGAATTTACACGCAGGAGCTTTGCAAGTTACGGCTGCATAGAAGGTTCGGCAGTAACCATCAAAGACGGCAGTAAAGTAGGGGAAGGTTTAAGCGGCACCGTTGTTATGTGGGCTTCTGACGGCGGTATTTGCATAGGAGCGAACAGTGGAAGATTTATCAATATAACAGATGATAAATTCTCCACCCCGGACAGGAGATTTGGCGCCGGTCTTTTCCGGGAAAAAGATGGCGTATCACAATATATTGCAACTTTATGGGAATAAGAAAAATGGGCTGCAAAAAAAAGAAAGGTAAGGGCAAGAAATAATGGCAAAATCTAAAAAGAAATCAGATGACACGTTTAGTATGATGGAGGATATGGTGAAGTCTGGTAAAGACCCAATGAAGAAACTTGTAACAAGGAAAAAAGTTGGTGCTTTTAGGAAAAAGAAATAATGGAGAGACCCCCGGTAAAAACAATTGTTGATTGGGCAGAGGAACCGAAAAACTTTAGAGCCAGAAAGAAGATAGTTGACGGCAAGGAAATTCTTGTCATCGACCCTATTGTAGAAGAAATCACACACCCCGACGGCAGGCAGGATGTAATAGTACATGCTCCGTCACTTGAGCTGATTAAGCAGTTCAAATCGGCTCAGAACATCGAGTAACACATAGACAAGTTTGACTTGCGACTCTTGGATATTCCAACCGCAAAACTCTCAGATTGATGCTAAGTGAAGAAAAAGACTAACTTTTTTAAAACATCTAATCAGGAGGGCATATAATGGCTAGTGGAATATATGAAAGATTCAAAGCAAACTTAATGAACAAGATTGTTGATTTAGAGGCAGATACAATAAATGTGTCTTTAATGGACAACTCCCACACATTCACAGCAACTCACAATATCTGGACAGACGTATCAACAAATGAACTGCCAACCGCAGGTGGATATACCGCAGGTGGACAAGCCCTTGCGGGTAAAGCAGTTACTCAAACCTCAAGTACTAAATTTGACGGTACCGATATAGCATGGACAACATCTACATTTAGTGCATACCACGCCGTACTTTGGGATGACACAGTTGGAACCGATGATCTTGTTTGTTCATTTGATTTTGGTGGAATTAAAACCGTTACAGCCGGTACGTTTACTATTCAATGGCACGCAAACGGTATTATAACATTAACATAATTTCTACTACATCAATTAACACTTAACTTTCGGAGGTACAAAAATGTCATTAAAACTAAGTACAGGATTAAGAGACGGGATGCTTGATACATCTCCGTTCAAAACACTTTTAGATGCAAGCCGTGTAAAGATATACTCAGGCGTTGCTCCTTCTTCCGCAGATGATGCAGAAGGCACTTTACTTGTAAGTATAGGCTCAGATGCAGGCGATACGCATTGTCACTTCTTAGCAGCCGCAGTTTCCGGAGTTTTAAGCAAAGCCGCAGATGTATGGAGCGGTGTTGCTGGTGCAACCGGTACGGCTAATTATTTCCGATTAGTAGTAAATACAGATACAGGTGTATCAAGTACTACTGAAATAAGACTGCAAGGAACTGTCGGAACTAGTGGGGCTGATATTAACATGAGTTCGGTCAGTATTCAAAGCGGTGCAACGCAGACCATTGATACTTGGGACTTGACCCAACCAGCATCTTAAAGGGGTGGCTTTATGAGAAGCACATACCCTCACTTGCATTTACAGGGTAACACACAAAAGGCCAAGCTATGGATATCATGGGCAACGAAGGCATTAAACAGGATTAAGAACCTTACGGAAGAAGGTATTGCAAATAAGGTTCTTAGGCCAATGGCCGGAGTTGCCATCCATGTACGGTCAGTTAACAACATCGACTACATAAGAATAGCGGTAGCACAGATAGTTGGCGGGTGTAAGTTTCCCATTGTTGATCTCGGCACTACTATTGTTAGTGAGTTTCAGTTGAGTTGCCCAGAGGCCGGAGAACCAGCCCGTAGGATACATTTTTCAAATGCAGATTTATATTCAACTGTACCTGTTGCAGAAAGGACTTGTGTTTGGGATTTTGACGACCCCACGACAGGGGGAAACCCGGCGAATGTTGACGAAACCGCCCGGACGTATACCAATGCCGGTACTTATTCCCCGACATTAACAGTTGGAGACCTTCAACTGCCAATAGACTTTGCTTCTAGTTCCATTGAAAGCAAGATAGGGGTTGGCGCTACAAACGCCGCCGCCCATGCTGATTGGGTTTCCAATTCTTGGGGTTCATCAGGTGCTCCGCTTTTAATGTGGAGGTTGAGGAAGAATGGATTTGGGCAGTTCGAGTACGTAGCCCACAGAGCAACTATAACATACAACCTTACAGGGCTATATATTTTAGATGTAAGAAACACGGCTTTTATATATGCCAGCCTTACTAGCCTTGTTGGGAACCCCGGCCTTATACCACACGGGTCGGGCATAAAGAGCGATTTTGATGCAGTAACCATAACGGTAGATACTGCCGGAGCCGAATTCACAGACCTAACATCAGAAATCGGCAATGTTTCAATAACGGTAGCTTATACAGACCTTAACGATTACTCTATTCTTCCCGGTATATCCGCCGCCCCGGGCGATCAGACAGGATATCTGGCCTCTACCCTTGTTGATACAATAAACGGCAGAGATAATGAATACAGGACGACCAAGACAATAAAAGTAGATGTTGATGGTGTTACAAAACAAATAGGAGCCTCGGTACATGAGAGGCTTTCGCCTTCGGCATAAAACATAAAGGAGTAAATAAATGGCAAAAGCCTCAGATGTCCCATGGGTAGGCGCAGGTAATCAAAAAATATTC